TGGCGTAACCCTTCCGCCGGGATCGCAATTGCAGCGGCAATCGCAGCAGCCGCCGACCAGCGTCTGGCTTTTGGTGACATGTCGGCGTACCGACGGACCGGGGTCATGGCTGTATGTCCCGTTGCGCCATCAGGCGAGCGACAAACGCCCCGCCGATAGCCAGCCCGCTCAACCCGGCGAACAGCCCACGTGGCATAGCATCCGCGAACAGCGGAATGATGTACTCGGCGGCGGACAACACAGCGGCCAGGAGGATCATGCGGATGCTCCATGCCTTGCGAACGACGTCCTTCCAGTCGGCACGGAGCGTCATTCACTCACCTCTTCAACCGGTTCGTACTTTTCGCACGTATACGTCTTGGGGAATTTCACCATGTCGTACACGCAAATCGGCTGCTCGGCGTACCGGGCACCGTTGAACACAAACGCTGTTTCCTGGTTGAGGCAGGTTTTGCAGAGGGACTCAGTCATTACAGACCTCCATAAACGACTGCCCGTGCAGGCTTCGCTTTCAAGCGCTCTTGCTCGCGCTTTACCTGCCGGCAATAAACGGTGAAATGCTCGCCATTCAGCTGCGCCGCTTTCGGATCGAAAGCATCAGCGTCCTGCTTGCTGTAAGCCATCTCCTTCATGCGGTAGAGCAGCCCCTCGCGATGGATAGCCTCCAGGTCAAGCGTGTCTGACTCTGACACGAGAGTGGCCAGCGGCAAGCGGTAAACGGTGAGGTTTATCGTGTCGTCTGCGACGGGGATGTTTACCAGCCGGGCTTTGCCACGAACTTCACCCAGCACGACGGTATGTATCTCTCCCGGAACAGGGATGTTGTACACGTCCGGCTCGAGGTCTTGGGCGTTGACGATCTTCAGATTACTGTGGTCACTGGCCAGTCTGGCCATACGCACGTTGAGTATGCTGGGATGGATGTCCACCCATTCCTCGCCCGTCGTCACGACCAACTCGCAGGCGTCTGACCCTGTATCCGGTACGCCTCCGAGAGCCCTGACCAACGAGAGCTGAGCCTCATCGGCATAGCGTAGAAGGTCTTCATCCGTCCAGAGATAAGGCTGCACCTCATCGCGGGCATCGCTACGAAACGCCGAGATCAGAGCGGAGACGAGCATGGTTTATGCCCCTGCCAGTGCCTCGCGACGCTTCTGCCAGAGCGCGTCGCGTTCTTTCACGTCGATGTTGAAACCGCTCACCCGCTCGACAGCCTTCACTTGAGGGATACCCGTCGCGGTGAAATCATCACGAGCGTTGGTCGCAACCAGTTTGTCGAAAGCCGCGTTGATCGCAGCAGCACGTTCATCGGGGGACATCGGCACTGCCTCGACCGCTTCAGGGCCGAGTACGTCGGGTGTGCCATCTACCTGCTCAGCACCGATTTTTACGCACTCATTGACAAGCTCGGGAGCCACGTAAGTCTCCACGTCCTTGACAAAGTTGACGGTATGACCCAGCAACGAACGCAGCACGTAGTTACGGTTCAGCTTGAAGACAGGCATTTCACACTCCTTGATGAATTGAGACGGGGGCTTTCGCCCCCGAGGTTTACAACTTAGTGAGTCTGGATTTCGTTGCAGCGACCGGTGATCACGTACTCCACCGTGAGCGTAGCCACGCCCGTGGTGCAGACGTCGTCGGTGGCGACGCTCATGATGATGTTGCCACCATCCGAGACGTAGCCGGTCGGGACCAGCGCGGTGACGCCAGCAGCCTTGACGTCGGTAGACGCCAGGTAGCGGTCAGCCGTCGTCGCGTCGCCCACGGTAACGTCGTAACCAGCCGTGTCGAAAGCCGTAGTACGGGCAAGCGAGCCGCCTGTAACTACTGCACCGTAGGGCAGGTTAACGACAGCGAACGAGCGGGCAGCCAAGTCAGCTGCGCCGAAGTCCTTCGACACGCCGCTGGTGTCCAGCATGGTGTCGCTAAAGTTGAAAGTGAACTGAGCGACCAGCGGATACTGGCGCTCCTTGCTTGCAGTCAAAACAGCCATGATGTGGCTCCTTTACAAATGAAGTTCGATCACTCTGGCGCTAGTCTATCAGACAGCGCCAGAGTAGAGGGTCACTGTGCGACGTAGAGGGACAGGACGCCGTGATCCTGCACCGTGCCGCCGCTGTACTGGGTGTAGAACTGAGGCTTCAGGAACCCGAGCATCTTGGCAATGGCGATGCCATAGCTGTTGCCGTAGTCATCCTCTTCCTCGTTCCACTCGGAGTTGCCGATGTCTGCCATACCCATCGCCTGAGCGCCGCAGAACAGAATCTGACAACCGTCGATAGCCCCGGCGTTACCCCACTTCGAACCGCCTGCAGCGCCCGACGTGTTGTAGACATGGCGGAACTCGTGCAGGTACAGACCGTCGATCTTCACGGTAGAGCCGGTGAACAGCGCGTTCGAGCCGTCGCGAGACTGGGCGTGACGCAGGTTCTGCATGTAGGTCGGGTCGAGCTTCAGACGGGTCATTGCCTGCGGAGTCAGGAACACGTGGTAGGACTCTTCGCCACCCTTCTCGTTGACGCCACGGATGTAGTTGTCCTTGGCATACGCCTTGGCCTGAACCAGCATCTCCCAACATGGGTAGTCACCCGTGCCGACTGCGCCGGCAACGATACCTGCTGTACCCGTTCCCCAGAGCATCGACTTGGTGCCTTCGTCCCACTGTCCGTAGCGCTTGCTGGACGGTGCAACGACGTCTGCGGCGAACTCAAAGTAGGGGAAATCAGAACCGACGCGGGTAGCGCCATTGGGCTTCTTCGTGTAGCTGACGCCCGACATGGTCAGGAATGCCAGCTGGTCCATACGGTCGGCAAGCCAGTAAGCCAGCTTGTCCTTGGAGTGCTCGCGGAAGTTGACGATGGTCTTCTGGTCGGCCATGCGGCCTTCAGTGTGGTTGGCGTTACGCATCTGGTCGAAGCGGATCACCTGCTCGTAGGACTTGAGGATTTCCTCGTTGCCCTTCAGGGTACGATCCCCAACAACGCCGTCGCCTTCCATATCCGCGACGAGAGTGATTACGGCGCGAGTGCCCTTCTCGGTCTTCTTCAGCTCGGTGACGTGCTGAATGATGGAGTTGGAGCCTTTGCCCAGGAATTTGTTGATGAAGGAGTAGTTTCTGGCTTGTTTCCAGAAATCCATCGACCAAGCAGTCTTCTGCTCGTTCGTGAGTAATGCGAAATTAGTATTTGACATCGATAATCCCTTTCGTAATGACCGAACAATGTAATCTGACGGAAATTGTCAGAACGCTGGCTGCACGTGTCGCTGTGCTGCGGCTTGTTCGGCCTTTACGGGGTCGATGCGGACTGCTGTATCGACGCAGTCGTTCGAGGTGACTACTGTGTCGACGTAGTCATTCGAGGTATCTGGTGAGTCGGCTAGGAACCCCCAACCCACTCACCAGATACGCGCACTCTGTCAGAGTTTTACAGAGTGCGCAAGCATTTTTACAAAACATCCCCTCTTAATTTAGCCTTCGTACTCTCAGGCAGCGCCTCGTACTGCTCCGGCGTCAAGTCCGCCATGCGCGGCGTACCGACCACACCCGCCTTGTCACTGTCCATACCCGCGTCTTTCAAGCTGGCGGGCTGCGCCTTGTCGGTAGCCAGGTTCTTGCTGAGCTGGTCATCCTTGCGGGCTGCTGCCGCGCCCAGACCGGGCCTCGCTGCTGGCGGACCTTCCGCACTGCGCATTACCTTCTCGACAGCTTTCGAAAGCGACTGCGAGGGGCTCATGCGGTGACGTGGGCCCATGTATACCTGCTGTAAGTCCAGAACCTCGTCGACGAGCTCCTGGTCGTAGTCCGCATGCGCCGGATTCAACACGCTGTGCGTGGACTCCAGCCGCTCGATAGCCAGCTCCATACGCATCTCTTCCCGCGCCTGGTCCTTCGACTGAGCAGACAGGTGGGTAGCCTGCTGAATCGCCACCTGGCGCTCCATGAGACGGATGTCGCGCATCGCCAGCGCCGCCTTCTCGTGCTCACCGTCAAGCAGCAGCTTCGCGTGCTGCTGTTCCAGGGCGACGATCTTCTCCTCTACTTTCGCCACGTCCTCGGTGCGTGAAACCTGACCCAGCTGGGCTTCCAGCTCCTGAGCGCGGCGCTCAGCGGCTTCGCGAGCCTCGCGCTCGCCCCGCAGGCGGTTGTCGAACACCCCTTTCGGGATGAACTTCCCATCCTCCTCGCGGGGCTTGTCGTCCACCTTGGGAGTCTCGGCAACCTCGGTTTCCGATGCGGGAATTCCCATATCGGGGGTCTCGACCTCGGGGGTGTGCTCGTCACCACGATCCGGGGCTACTACGGCTTCGTCGGTCATTTCTGTGCTGCTCCTTCAGAGTTTGTAAGAGTGTTACCTGTGTTACGTGCTGCATCTACGCGCTGCTGCAGAGCCTGCTGCCGCATCTGCTCTTCCTTCACCTGCTGATCCCGCTCACGGAGCTGCTGCTCCTGCGCGGCCTTGCGGTTCTCCAGCTCCAGCTCCTGGGCGAGCTGCGCCTGCTTCATCTGGAACTCGCGTTCCATCTGCTCGCGCTTCAGAGCGAACTCCTGCTCAAGCTTCCACTGCTCAAGTTCGAACTCCCGCTCAGCCTTCTGGGCTTCCATATCCGGCCCACCGTCACCAGCCGCTTCCTTCTGCGCCCGCGCCAGTGACAACTGAGTGTCCGCCTGCTTCTTGCCGGCGTCCGCCTCGGCGTTTGCCACCTCAGCCTCCTTCGCCCGCATCATCAGCTCCTTCTCCTTCTGAGCCTCGGGCGACTCCTGGTCACCCTGCATCTGCTTGAGAATCTCTGCCTTGCGCAGCAGGCGGCTGTTCTCGATAAGCACCGAGTCAGGTATCTGCACACCGATCTCACGGAGCGCACGGGCCTGCTCGAACTGAGAGTCTTCGAGTGTGGCGCGATACGGGGTGCTGGTGATGACGATGTCGTACTCACCGATGGTCAGGTCGTTCTGAATCTGGCCGGTCTCGGGGTCGTACTGGTTCACCGTCAGCGTCTCGGCTTCCCGCGTCGGGTCTTCGTGGGTGATGTTGATGATGCGTTCCTCGGTGTAATACTGCTGCACGAGGTCCAATACGTTCCTGGCCAGTATCCAGTCCGTGCGCTCCAGGTTGTCCAGCACCTTGCTGAAGTTCACCGAGCCCGACTGACGCTTGTAGGCAATCGCCTTCGCAGCCACGTCCTCACGGTCGAAGCCCTGCATCGAATCCGACACACCACTGATCGTCTTGATGTGCTCCTCGGCCTTGTAGCTGACCCGGTCAAGACCTGTGGGCACCTGGTTCGGACTGATCTTCTGCACCTGGGAGACATCCTCGACCTCCAGCACCAGCCCGGTCGTCGCTCCTTTCTGCTCCAGTTCCTCGATGCTCATGTTCACGAGGTTCCCGGCCTTCATCATCCACCCGCTGTTCGCACTGGTGTTGATGACGTGCAGCTCCTGGCTCAAGGTCTTGTTGAGCAGCTCCTGCGAGCCAATGAGGTGCTCAACCACGCCGATGGTGCGGCCATAGCGGAACGTCGGGAAGTACGGCACCACGGTGAAGTGCTTGTACGGGCTCCACTCGTCATGCAGCGCCAGCGGGCCACCTGTAACTGTCCAGCGTATGCGCTTTACCAGCTTCTTCGTTACCTGTACCTGTCCAGCCATGCGCTCGATCACTGACGCGATGCGGTTCCTGTCCCAGTCGTTCGGGATGGGGCGCATATCCCCGCTCTGGATGTCAACGAAGTGTTCCTGCTTGTCCAGCTTCCGGTACTGACGCTCCAGCACCCGGATGTTCCGCCACACTTTGTCGGGGTCTGCGTAACCGTACTGGCTAGTATTCAACGTCTCTTGTGAGAACCGGTCACGCACCTGCTCAACGCTGTCGTAGCCGTAGGGATACATCGCTGTAGTTTCCCGTCCCAGCTCTTCAGCGACATCCGCACCGTAGAACACTTCGATGTCCTGCTTCGTCAACCACTTCGTGACGAACACGTCGTTCCACGTATCAGGGTCGTAAGCCTCGGCATCCGAGTCAATCAAGACGTTCTTGCTGTTCAACTGAGTGATGCGTACCTCGCCGCGCATGTTGTCATCGAACTCCATGCGGACGTCGTAGAAACCACGTGAGCGGATACAACCGTCCGCGAAAACCTCGGAACGAGCCCACTGCAACTGGTTGTTCTGAGCAATCTGCATCCAGACCTTCGTCAGTGCCTCAGCAGTCTCGCCCGGTGCCCCTGCCGCAGGGCGAAACAGCACCTCGGCCCTGTTCTGAATCTGCTCCCCGAACACCGTCGCCAGCGTGGACGCGATCTTGTTCACGGTGAGGGCTGGCCTGCGCTGCTTGCGCAGCTCGTCCACATCACTCTGCTCCCACTGGTCACCTGCGAAGAACTTCTCAGCCCGGTCAGCTTTCACCAGGAAGCTCAAGTGACCTCGGTCACGAAGATAGGAGTAACGAAGCCACTGCTTGTTTACGAGTTCGGTGTCATTCGTATTCATGATAGGAACTTCAACTTGTAAATCGTCTGCTGAATAAGCGCAACGATCTCATCTACGATGTTAGAGATGTGTGTCTCGCCTTTCTTGTGAAGGTCCATCCGGTTCACAGCGATCCACTCAGCAAGCTCTTCCAGAACGGGCAGTGGCGTTGTCGGCATTTTATAGCCACCTGAGTAGCTCTCAATCAAGCCGTGCGAGCCCTGGTAGGTCTCAGCGTAACTATCAGCCAGGTCAATTATTCCCTCGTAGAAAGCCTTGAGGGCTTCGTGCTGAGCGTAGGAACGCGAACGTAGGTGCAACACATGTGTTGCCGTCCGAGCGTGAAAAAGACGTATTACAAATTCACCTGCAAGCATAGTTCCTCCTGATAGAGAGTGTAAGAGTGTATCACGCAGCCATGTGGCCAAAGTCCCCTGCCCCATAACTGCGCAGCTTGTCCTTCCAGCTCTTCAAGCGGGGCGCTCTGAGCGGAGAGCGTGGGGCAGCGTGCTGCAGCGCCATGCGTACAGACCAGCTCAACCCGTCGACGATGTCGTCATGTTTCCCTGCGGGGAAGGTGCGCAGCTCCTGCTCAGCATCTCGCAACCAGGCCGCGCCTGACTGAAAGTACACCTTCCCCATCTGCATCCGGCCCCTGAGTGGGCCTGCCCTGACCATCTTGTCAGTCAGTGGCACGAGCACGTCGACGGAGGGATAGAGCTTCCGTTCAGACCCACGACGCTGGAACAGCGTGTTGAGGGACTTCCATATCTGACCATCCTCGACGCCCACCGCGTTCGGCGACCAGCGCTCGAACTGATCCAGGATTGCATCCACCAGACCGATACCGTCCGCCGTCTTGAAGCGCAGGATATCCAGCACAATGATGTCGTCGTCAGTCGTCTGGGCGATGGTCGCGCAGACGTTCCAGTCACTCATGCTCTTCTCGGTGATGGCGAAGTCCCAGGCCTGGTACACACGCCACTCACTGCGCCGCTCGAAGCTGCCGTACTTGAACATGTCCTTCGTGAAGAAGATACCTTCATCAGGTGCTGGGTTCTGCTGGTACAGCGCCGACCAGATACGCTGCTGACCGGTGGCGTAGTAGGCTTTCTTGATCTTCAACAGGTAGTCAATGTCGTACCGCTCCGGGTGCAGCGCACTGTCCGATGCACGCAGCAGCACGGCTTCAGCAGGCGGCGCGGCACCAGGGGCGAGCTTCAGCATATTGTCTTCATGGAGGTACTCGTCGTAACCCTCGTTGATCGCCGGGTAACGGACGATTTCAAACTGGTCACCGTCCAGCATCTCGGAGTTAAGGATCACCCTGCCGCCCCAGTCATCCTCGTT